CACAATCATTTGTAACAGGAGGTATATGGATATTATTAAACAATGGTTTCAATAAAGTATTAGCACATACATTTAAAAAACATCCACCAGCAAAACAAACATCATCGTCAAGAGAATATTCTTCTCTTAGATAAGTCATCATTTTAAGGAGTGCCTGTTCATGATGATGTTGGAGATAATTAGAACACTCTTCATGAGTGTGTCCTTTTAAATGTACTACAATAGATTCATAATCAAAGAAGTTTATAACTGGATCGCCATAATCATACCTATCAATACCAAACTGTTGTAAAGGAAACTCTGGAGAGAATGTGTATGGTTTATTTTTATCGGGCAACTTACCATAAGCAGCCATTCCCATAATTTTTCCTTCTGGTCCAATATATCCCAGATCCTCATCATTACCAATTTTTTGATTGTATATTACACTACTAAGATTACTATAATAATCTCCAAAGGAATTTTCTCCTGCACCAGACTTCATTGAATGGAATCTAAAAATTCTCTTATCCTTATCAAAATATCCAATACTATTATTCTCATAACCTTTAGTAGATCCATCTGCAAAATCCCAAATAGAACTACCCATACCATCAAGAGTTACAAAACTCCCACTGTTAAATGGTGCAGTAAAAACTGCAGACATCGCATGACATATATGATGCCTAACAAACCACAACTTAGCATTAGGAAAGTGACTGCGGAGAAACTTACTAGCTTGTCCACTATCACATTGTTCATTACATAAAAATACTCCTGTTGGAGAGTATACTAAAATATCTACATCTTCCCTAGGGATATCTCCTAACACATAATCTATTGATCTACTAGCAAAATTTCCATCATACTTTACACGAGAAAGTCTTTCCTCTGATATACTTCTAACATGCTTTCCATCTACGAATAGTGTAGCACCAGCATCATGTATTCTAGAGTAATTTTCGGTGTCATCACCGTCCCATTCAAGAGCACAATGTAGTCCTAGGATGTTCATAATTAAATACCAATAGTTCTTTACGCTCCTGTTGATCTTTCATATACTCACCAACAGATCGCATAGTATATGTATGATCAAATTCAGCAGCATTCCAATCGGTGAACCGATCTCTTACTAACTGATTACTATTATAAGATATTAACTGAGGGGATGTAAAGTTATCACAGACAGAAGCAAAATCGTCATGATCAAATCCTTTATGCATATCACCTTTCTTACCATAAAGGTTATGCTTAATATCATAAGGAGGATCTAAGTATATAAATGCTTTCTTATCATCAGTTATTAATTCCCTCCAATCCAAATTTGTGATCTTCCAGTTCTCGATGAGTCTTCCATACTCTGCGAGTTTCTCGATTCCTCTAAAGGAGAAGTTGGATTCGCTTGCTTGAGGACTAAAAGAAGAGGACTCACCGAGACCAGAGAAACTGCACTTGTTAATAATAAAAAAATTAACGGCACGATCAAAAGGGGATTGTTTTTCATCGTTAACATTTTCCTTAGCCTTAATAAACAATTCTCTAGCAGTATCTCGATCAGGATGCATATTCTTGATACTCCATAAAGCATCTTGCATCTTCTGACCATCATGCTGCAACTGTTGCCAAAATATAATTAACGGTACATACAAATCATTGACCCATATATCCAGGTGAGGATATAGTTTACTAACATATAACGCAACAGAACCACCACCTAAAAATGGTTCTCTAAATTCTGAGTAATTATTTAGATCAGGAAAAAACTGTGCTAACTTAGTACAAGCACGAGACTTGCCACCAGGATAACGAAGAGGGGTCTTTAATGCTTTCACTTAAATTCACACTCCACCATAATTTCTGTAAGACATGCTAACATGTTTATTTCTTGGTCGGCCACAAAAGCGATCTGATACTGATACTTAGCAATAATGAGCACAGCAGCAGCAATACTAGGACCGTCAAGGGTTTGATAAAGGCCATCATAAAGACGGCGAAGCAATACAGCAGGATCATTATCCAGATTAGAAACGACCCAATTCCTGACTCCAGGAAAATCTTTCGCACGAAGCGTTTTAATGAGGTCGTCAACCTTAACATCTGAAAACTCTACTAGGATAGCTGAATCTATTGTACCACCAACACTATATCGTTGCAACTCATTTAATACTCTTCTCCAATCTGGGAAGTGTTTATTAATTAATTGAGCAAGTACTTTCTTATCGAAGTCAACACCTTCCCCTTCAAGAATCCTAACAATCCTCTCGAAGAAAGAGACCTGTATCTCTGCCTTCTCTCTACCTTTGATCGAGAACTCAACCACAGAACACCTGGAGTGTAGCGGTTCAATGATCTTATTTTTATAATTACAGGTGAAGATGAACCTGCAGTTTTTGTGGAATGCCTCAATGTTACTCCTCAACAACAACTGAACATCATGTGTCGTATTATCTGCCTCGTCAATAATAATAACCTTGTGGTTAGATGAAGCAGATAGGGACATAGTAGAAGCAAAGTTCTTTGCTTGTCCTCTAACTGTGTCAAGGAACCTACCTTCATCAGAACCATTAATCAGAATGTAATCACATCCCAACTGTTCGCAGAGTGCCTTAGCAACTGTAGTCTTACCTACACCTGCTGGTCCTGTTAAGAGAAGATTAGGAATCTCACCCTTATTTAGAAACTGCCTAAAGGTTTCCTTAATATTCTCAGGGAGAATACACTCTTCAATTGTTTTAGGTCTATACTTTTCAACCCAAAGAAAATCACGCTTCATAATGAATAATAGTTTGTGGTGGATTCCAATGTCGGATCACCCCTGCAATAATAAAACAATTAGTAATGAGATAAGAAAAGAAAATAATACTGCGTATGATAACAATGTTGTTGTCGTAGGGTTTAGTTTTCTCATCTGAGAATGAACCCAATGCATATTTCCAAACATTGATTATCTTACGCATATGTTGAATCAGGTTCCAATGCTATAAAGTAATCTAAATTATAATTACTATTAGTAAATTTGGCAAGGTTCTTCTTAGAGATCTGAACATCATATGATCCTGGAATCAACTTAATATTCTCAATCTTAAAGTTAAACTCAAAGGTCTGTTCTGTCTTACCAACCACAAGAGTATACTCATTAGAGTTATCATTCTTACGATCAGATACTACTAAAGTAACCTCTTCACCATCACCAATTGCTGATAGATCTGGTAACTGATATACAGAAGATGCCTTCAAGAGTTTTCCGAGTTGAATGCTATCCAATTGGAAAGTAACATCACTTGAAGGAAGTTTCATTTGCTTCTCAGGTGGAATCACTATACAATCAGGGTCTGCAAAAGCAAACTTAACTTTGGTTGACTTACCCTCACGAATGATCATATAAGTTTCATTCTTAAGATCCAAATCTGGATCCTTCATAAGGTTAACTCCATTCAAGAACTGAGGTAGATCATAGATCCCAAAGTCCCTCTCAAAATTTTCATCCACCTCTGCTTCAGCAAGGATATTCTTCATCACAGAAATAGTGCGAAGTTTAGAACCCTTCTTAACTAGAATGGATTGATTGATTGAGGAGAAGTTCTCCAATAAGCTAATTGTTTTTTCAGAAAGTTTCATATCCATTAGTAGAGTCCTTGTCTAATCCTTCAAAGTGGTATAGAAGTACAGCATAGTGTATTATCTTCTGAATGTCAAGCCTTGTAGTACCTTTCTTCTCATAGCGTGATGCATACTTAAGAATGTTACTACGGCAAAATGCAGATGCATCCCCGACTGCTTCAATAAGATCTAAGGTCTGTACCTTATTATTATATGAGTAGTGAGAACTATATGTTCTGCCAATATAATCCTTGATTTTTTCAAGGATCTTTTCCTCGTTGTACTTATAATGTACAGGAGGTTTTTCTATCTCTGGTGGACAGTTACTTGTGTCGATACTGACTTCGACATTATTCAAGTCTAGTTGATCTACCCAACCACCTTTTTGGTAAGAGTGTGTTCCAATACCTGTCATAATAGGATAATCCTCATCAAATGTTCCATCTAAAATAGATGCTGCTAATGCCCATGCATTTACCATTATAGCAGTTCCTCCTCATATTGTATATCATAAACATTAAAACTCATAGTTATCCTTTCTACATCACTAGTAAATGGATATACAGTATGTCTAAGAGTTGCTGGAAACAAATAAATCTGACCCGTTTTTGGTTTTACCTTATAACCTGCCTGATAATTGTAACCATCCGTACCATGAATAAATTCTAACTTACCAGGACAAGGCATATTAGACTTTGGTGATTTTTCTTCTGCAATTACTTCTGGTACATCTATCATGATAACACAACTCAATTCACCACTGTGAATATGAACTGGATTAAACTCATGCTTTCTTTGAAAGTTGACCCAAGGACCACCACCTAGATTAAAACATAATTTCTTTAAATGTGTTTTTGTAACACCATCCATTGCAAGTGTCTCTTGCAAATAGTATTCAATATACGGATTAATATGTTCTATAAATTGTCTAGGATCAACAGGTAATTCTAATTGATCCTCAATGTTACCTGCTAATTCACCACCTATATTTGAAGGATTTTTTTTAGATTGGGAACAAGCAGATAAAAGAATCTGACGAAATTCATCTGTAATTTCATCTTCATATATAGGAGGACCAAATGGGTACTTAACTACCATTCTTTTCTATACGATGGAACACCTGCAGGATCTAACCATTTAGTATACTCTAGATCCTCTATAGCAATGCCAAACTGCATTTGATTATCGCAGTAGTACATATCTTTGTACATGTGACGGTACTCGTCAAACTTTTGAATTCGACAATCTGGTTTACCATTTTCTAGAGTGCCGTTCTGTACAAAACGATATGGAAATCGCTCATGAATAACTACTGTATTAGACATAGTTTTCATAAGTCTTAAACTGATCGTAAGCAGCACGGAAGTCATCACGATCTTCTATTGATGCAACCTGTGCTGGTTGTGTAGCAGTGCCACGAAAAATCATAACACCTACTGGTCCTTCTTCATCATCCATTGAAAGGTAATCAATGGTTGGGGATAGCATAACGCCTTGAGGTCTACTCATAATAATTTTGTTGTTGTTAATATTATAAGACCCCCGATGGTGGTCGGAGGTCTTGAGTAGACACTTTATCAAGTGTCTGCGTCTTGCCTTTGCAGAACGCAATGCCTGTGGTTTAAGTTTTCGTTTCGGTGGCTTACCCGAATTGTGTTGCCAGTTAGGAGTTGTCATTGTACTATATTTAAATTTAATGATACACCAGTACTAGGAGTAATATTTCCTTCTGGGAAAGTATTACCTGCAATACTATATCTAGTATAATCCCCATCATGAGGTTCTACAGAGTGAGGTATCCAACTAGGGAATAATAGCATAGCACCCACAGGTATGTTAACACCTGGTCGAAAACACACCTCAGTCCCAACTGAAGACCCTAACATTAAAGGTGGGGTCTCCTTATCCTTATCATAAAAATATGTAGCACTACCCTCAGTCAAATAATGGATAAAACTAAACCAATGCATAGGATGATGATGTCGATAATTAGAAACACCTTTCTGAGTTTTAGTTGACCACATAGAAGTAATTGTTAATTTATCACACATCCAATTATTTTTTTTCTTTACTTCAGCAAACTGATTATCCAAATAATCAATATAAAATTTTAAGTCAGATCTTAAATGGATATCAGAAGATGATGTTTTAGGATGATTCCCTTCCCCAGTATGATTTAAAGTTTTAATAACATCAAGAACATTACTAGTTATTTTGTCAGGAATATCTATTCCAAAAATTATTGTAGGAAAGATAGGAATTTCACGCATATCTAATCTACAACACTTTTGGTAGCATACGAGAATCCACCTTTCTTAACAAACTCTATTACCGTATTAAATTTCTCCAACATATCTGCCTTATGTGATATGACAAATATATTAGCATCTTTAACAACATACTTTATAATTTTAATAAATTCGTCAGTACCAAACCCATCTAAAGATGAATCAAATACCTCATCCATGATAAGAAGATTAGTATTTGTAGAGTTCTTAAACCTAGCAACTTCTCTCCATGTAAAAAGTAATGCTAAGTCAATCCTCATCTTCTCTCCTTCTGAAAAAGAAGCATAAGAAAACTTATCGTGTATTGGATTTTGAATTGTTTCATTAAACTCTTCATCAAGATAGAAATTTATATAAAAATCCATCATTTGAAGATAACGATTAACCTGTTGATTTATTAAAGGTAGATACTTTCTAATTATTCTACCTTTAACACCACCATCCTTTAACAGTGAATAAGCGTAATCATTATATCTTATTTCTTCATTCTGATCAGCAAGTTGCTGGAATACTTCTTGAAGATTTTTCTTAAACTTTTCTAATTCCTCATGTTCAGTATTTCTATTTTGAAGTTTGTTGGCAAGAGTTTGAATTTCCTGTTGTAAATCTCCTGTCTGTCGCTGAAGTCCAGAGACTTGAACACTGTTCTGAGAAATGTCATAAGTTAAGTTTGTAATCTCCTTGGTTAATTGGGTGAAGTGACGCTCTCGGATACCTTCTTCTGTTATCGACTCCTCAAGCTTTTGATAGCCATCTCTGAGTTCCTTTGCTTTATTTTGAGCGTCATCAATTCTATTTAACCGAAACGATTCTTCTATATCTTGGCCGCATGTAGGACACACTGTATTATCTGTGAAAAACTTATGTTCTTTTGTAATCCTTGATACTTTATTGGATATCTTCTGTTTCAAAGAACCCAATGTCAATAAGCGATCTGGAGAATCTGCTACAGTTTTTAATTGTGTTTGAACGCTATTTAAATTATTACTTAAGGATTCATTTTTCTTTAATAATTCATCAATTTCTAAAGAAATAATATTAACTTTTTTTTCTTTCTCTACAATATCTTTTTTACCTCTGATTTCTATCTCTTCAATAAAACTTTTTTGCATTTTAACTTTATCATGAAGATTGCTTTTCTTCAATTCTAAAGTTCTTACATTATCTTTATTATCTCTAAGTTTTTCTTTAACAAGAAGATTCATTGCAGAGAAAACTTTAATATCTAATAAATCTTCTATAACTTCTCTACGATTAGGACCATTCAATTGCATGAATGGTACGAAGTTACTACTACCAAGTATTACGATCTGAGTAAATGATTTAAAATTTAATTTCAGAATCTGCTCTTCAAGAATCTTTTGATTGATTCTATCGTCAGCTTCTTTATTCCGCATCTGACCATCGATTTCAATATCAAACATATTGGGTTTGATGCCACGCCTTACCAAATATTTTTTAGGACCAATGGAAAATTCTATCTCTACAATAGTACCCTTTTCATTGGTAGTATTAACCAACTGGGACTTAGTAATTTTTCTATATGGTTTATTAAACAGAACAAAGCACAGAGCATCTAACATAGTAGATTTCCCTGCACCATTAGTACCCACCACAAGAGTAGTACCATCTGCATCCAATTGAATATCTGTCCATCGATCACCAGTAGACAGAAAATTTTTAAACCGAATTTTTTTAAACAGTATCATCTTTTTCAGGTGGCATTACAAAATCGTTGGGAGTGATAATAGTGTACTTATAATTATACATCTCACACGCCTTTATTGCAACCTCTTCATCCACCTCTACAATTTCCATACCAACCTGATCTAGATCATTCAAGTGCAATTGATACCTAAGAGCATCATCTTCCCTTTCAAAAAGAAATAAAACTTTTTCTCCCGAATTATCTTTGACAGCATATGCTCCCTCTCTATTATTCTCTTCTGTTAGTAACCACATTGATTCAATCAACTTCACACGCTTTTGTGTAGAGATTAGTAATCAATTTTTTTACTCTACTTTTATCAAGAGAGACATCAGATTCTTCTACAAATCTATTTAACAAAGTTATTGTATTTTCATCTTCCTCTGATTCAAAATCTTCTCCAATAATATAACCATTATTCCAATCAGCACTTTCAATAACTTTTAATTCTTCAACACCAACAGCATGAAGTTTATCAACAAACTTTTCAAAGTCTTTTGGTTTACTTCTTTTCTTAACTATAACCTTAACAATCTTACCAGCATACTCAGTAGCATCAAAAATTTGATATGGAGTATCTTCATAATATATTTTATAAAACATTCTATATGGATTATTAATAGAAATATGCTCTAGTGTATCACTATCCCAAATAGTAAATCCTCTATTATCATTACAATCATTCCAAAACATTTCATAAGGATTGCCTAGATAGAAAACCTTTCCATCATTAGACCTATGATGATAATGTCCACTATAAACTCTATCAAATTTCTGAAATTGATCTGCTGTACCACTACAACCATTCTCTTGTGTAAATCCTTTATATACTTGATAACCAGTTAATTCTAAATGAGAAAAACATACTTTAGCTTTAGTAGATTTAATTTTTCTTTTTATCTTTGCTTTATTCTCATCATTAATCCATCCTAAGAAAAGACATTTTGTGTCTCCAATCGTATATTCTGCATGATCTCTAACAAGAACCATATTAGAATACTCTCGTAGTAATAAATCAATTGTATTAACTGAGTTATTGTTTTTGAAATAGGCAGTATGATTACCCACAATTGTGTACACAGTAATCCCCATATCACGGAGACGGTCAAAGTAATTCTTTTTAGCCCATTCCAAAGACCATAGATCAATCGACCTACGATTATCAAAAGTATCCCCCATATCGATGAGGGTTGTGATGCCTTCCCTTTCCAATGTGGGGAAAAAGATGTCTTCATAAAATTTCTGAAAATAATTGTGAAATAACCTGCTGCCCTTCCTCATACCGAAGTGCTGGTCTGTGATAACTGCTACCTTCATACTAGGTCATCAATAGTAAACAATCTACGGAGTTCGAGGTCTGCATCTTTCATCGCTTCTATAGCACCTTCCTGCCTGTCTACGATGGTTACAACACGCTCAACAACATAACCAGCATCACGAAGTTTTTCCACTGCTTTAATGGCAGATCCACCAGTGGTAGTTACATCCTCCAACACAGTTACCTTAGTTCCTTCTGGAAACTCTGGTCCCTCTATCCATGCACCTGTACCATGTCCCTTAGGTTCTTTCCGAACTATAAGAGCATCTACAAGTCTCATATCTAAAGCAGAACAAACTGCCACACCTGACACTAAAGGATCAGCACCAAGAGTAAGACCTGCTACTACTTTAGTTTCCACATGCTCAAGCATCATCATAGCAGCTAAAGTCAACCCACGCCCAGTCAATGTGACAGGTTTGCAATTGACATAATGCTCAGACTTCTTACCTGAGGAGAGAGTGAAATCACCTTTACGGTAACACTTCTCCTTCACCATCTTCAATAATTCTTCTTTCATTTCTTAGTGGTGTTGCTGCGTGTTCTATTAATTATACTAATAAATTTGTCACCTGCAAATGTACCTCCAAGACACACATCAATTTCATCACCATCCACCCAATTCATATCACCATTCATCTTAGTATGAAGCATAGCTTCCTGAATCTTATCAATTACCTCTTGTGTTAATTTCATTTAATCCTCCTAGGTACTTGAATAGTCCATGCTGAAGATACTAGATCAACCATTTCAAATTGCTTCTTATTCTTTTCAATATCATTCAACATTTTTTCACGACCAGGTTCAGGTTGTATCTCACCATAATGAGTTTCTTTTATACCCAAATAATCTAAGATAGAATCATCTATCATCTGATAAAGAGTATCCCATGTTAAGGTTTCTCTTAACTTAGTTGCAATGCGATCAATGTCACCTCCATCTAAGTATTCACCCTTGTTTACCTTTTCTAAATAGTCCTCATATTGAGAAATAAGTTTCGCTCTAATCTCTACCAACTCATTAAGGTTGATAGTGATCTTTACATCATCATAAATTGCCATGTTACCTATTAGAGTTACGGTACTGTATGTTATCCTTAATAGTATTATAATCAGAAGATGATCCACCTGCACCCTCTTCTACGACCATAACCTGATCATACCCAGTCCTTTCTATTATCTTAGTTTTTATCTCAAGTTGCTTCTTCTCCTTCTGTATGCGTCTGAGGAAAGCATAATATATTATCTGTGTAAAGTATGCAAAAGGGTTAGTAGACTTCTCAGGATTGAAGTTATGGATGTATTGTACACAATTCTCTATACCATCACCAATCATATCTTCTCTAAACATATAGTTTACAAAGTTAGGTTTATATGATAAGTGTGTTGCAATCTTTAAAAAACACTCACCTAAGTAATTACTAATAGGGGGTGGATTTGTACCCTTCTCCTTTGCAATAGCAACTTTTTTCCTATAGACAACCATTGCCTCTAGGAGTTCCTTATTGTTTACATAATGATCGGATCTTTTTCTAGGCATAAGGTCTCCTTTCTGTAGGTATTATAACACAGCTTGACACAAGTAGCAATTCCATGTACAATTACCCTTGTGAGGGTTCAAGGGATATAATAGATATTATACTGTAGTAGTTATACCAACTGCCATATCAAATATTTTCTCTAAAGATACTCTAGTAGATTCTACATCTCCTTTATATCCCATTTTTTCACTAACCTTTACTTTATGGGAGTCTCTCGTTTTTCTTTGGTGGTTATAATGTTCATAAGCATTTATCATTTCATGATCTGGTTCTAATTCAGTCATAGTAATAATTTTATCAAAACCAATCTTATGAACTTCGTCTTCTGTTATTGTTATCCAAGGAATTAATCTAACTAAAGTATTAGTTCCTTTATGAGTTAATTCTACTTTTAAAGGATTTTCTAAAAAGAAACAAGGTTCTATACCACTACTATCAATAGTAGTAATAGCAACTATCTCTTCTCCAGAGACTAATTTAAATACATAGAAAGATGGTTCTTCTGTCATTTTTTCTCCTTCAATAATACCTTAGCAAGATCATAATTAAAGTTTTCTTCATTATAGATTTTAATTCGTTCAATCAAATGATTTAAAGTATAATTTCTTTTTGTATTGGTTGAACAGTCATCGGCAATATCATACAATACTGCTTTTACTTTTCCTTTACCTTTTCTAAGAACCCGTCCAATTGATTGGAGATTACGGATTCTGGACTTTGAGGGACTGGCGAAGATGATGTTGTGCAACCTCCTAATATTAATCCCAGTACTAAAAGTACCGTAACTCGCAACGATGATTGCATTTTCTTCCTCCTCTGTAATAGAACGACAAGTTTCACGATTCTCAACATCCACGCCACCGTGGATAAAAAATACTTTACGATTACTATTATTTATCATATTGTAAAGAATCTCTCCGTGGGTTTCTACTCTAGAATATAATATTAAAGTATTACCTTTTAAGTCTAATGCCAAATTTTTAATAAAATTATTCCTTTGTTCATGACTAATAAGATATTGAATTTCATCTTCGTAAGTATCAAATGCAATTGGTGGATGTTTTAATAATATTATTTTTGCATTTAATTTAGCAAGATATCCTTTCTCCATTAACTCATGAGTTCTAATTGTTTTATAAGATGGACCAAACAATCCTTCTAACACTAATTTATGAGTTTGTGTTCCATCTAGTGTACCAGTAAAACCATAACGATACTTTGCTTGATGCAACTTAGTCATAATTTTTACGAGCGATGCTGATTTGAATTGATGTGCTTCATCACCTACAACTACCTCAAAGTTTTCAAAATATATTTTAGGTAGTTTATAGATAGATTGCCAAGTCGTAATAACAACAGGTTTACTAACTTCCTTTTCTTTACCAGCATATACTTTTTGACAATATGTCTCAGCATCCCATCCATAAGATTCAAAGTCCTTATACATCTGCTCTACCAGAGATGTCGTTGGAACAACTATCAATGTACTTTTCTGTTTCTCTGCGAAGTAACGAACTATTGAGTAAATCATCAAAGATTTGCCAGAAGCAGTGGGGCTTATCACTAGTCTTCTATTGTGTCTTAGAGCATCGTATACTCCCTCTATTTGATAATCTCTTGGAGAAGTCTTAGATATAGCATTCATATAATCCTTGACACCTTCTTTTGAAATCATTTCATTGACTTCAAATGGAGTACCAAAATACTTACTATCTTCAAATTTGTAATCATACTTATGATGCTTACAAAATGATACTATCTTATCAAGCAATCCAACATATATTTCTCCTGTCTGTAAATTAAATAAACGAATCTTACCATCCCAATAACGCTTCCTGTACTGTGGCATATACTTAGCACCAGGAATTTCAAAGGTGAATTGATCAGACAACTCATGAGCGATATGAGGTTCTGATACTATTTTTAAGAATACTTCATTCTTCTTCGATATTGTTAGGTGTGTCATAATACCAATAATGCCTCATAAAACTACTAACACCTGGTTTCTTTAAAGATTTTCTAAGACCAGTATCTCTTTTACCCCAATGCAGTGCAGCTTGTTTAGTTGAAGAAAACACTTCGGTTTTCTCTTCAGTATCTTTATGAATACCGTAAACTGGTATACTATGAGGTCTTTTATCTACTTTCTCCCATTTGTATCCATATGCAGTCCAACCATATTTAATAGAATTTGATATAGCAGAGGTTTTTCCTTTTAAAAACTTTGCTGCTTCAGTACCAGAATCAAATTCAAGTACCTTATCAGATAGAGCAAAAGTTTTTTGATTTCCTGAAGGATTTAATACTGGATATCCTTTAACCTTTCTTTTATGCATCGATGAAGTATCATATTTTTTTGCCATGAAACCCCATTTTTCTCCTCTATCAAATTTTGCTTTTAGAGACTTACTCATACTCTTTTCCCATTTCTCCCCTCTAGGAATATCTCTCATCTTTTGTGCTATTCTTTCTTTTACTTCATCACTAAGTTCTCCACCTTCCCCTCCTTCAGTACAATTATATCCATGAGGGTCTTTAAAAGTATTAAAAAAATCTATCCAATATACTTCTCTTTCATTTAATTCTTTTTCGTTACATCGTTCAAGTATTTTAACTTTAAAATTTCCAATACCATGTTTTTTAAATGCTCTATACAGAGGTCTATCTTTTGCAGAGTCTCTTTTAGATTCAGACCAATGCATTTGCAATCTTGTTTTTAAAGGTCGCATTGTTTGTCCAACATACTTATGGCCATTAATGCCATTTTCAATTAAATAAATGTAAGCCATAATTAGCCACTTAGGGTTTGCCAGTCAATAATGTTTTTTAGTTGATAACTTCTATTGTTTATTTGCTTGATAATATCTTCCAAGTATGATAACATAATATCATAATATTTAATTTTTAGCACTATTGTCTGAACTCTTTCATCAGCATCCATATATCTTTTTATTGCTTCCTTCTCTCTTACTTTATATGGAAATGGTTCAGCCTCATATACTTCTTTTGAAGATTTTCCAGTATAGAAATTATGTCTATCTAATTTAACTTTGGATTCCTGTGACTGTGCTTTCTCTTTTAATAACTTCAGAGAATTATACACATCCCAATACTTAGCATGGAGTGATGGTATCCTTGCTGCTTCTTCGTGTAATTTGATGATATCAATCTGTGAGTCTTTCTCCCACATACTTTGTATAGTCTCAAGATTCATGCTGAATTAATAGATGATGTTCTTACCTTGAACTTAGTATCAAGGATTTCATATAACAAGTACTTAAAAGTAACTGTTGCTGTAAAGTATGTATAATCGTTTTCTTGTGCAGAAAATTCTAAAGTAGTTAATGATACTGGGAACATGTCACTAAATTTGACATATGCCATTGGGTTAAAATTACTATTTAAAATAGTAAGAGTGCCATCACTAAATTGTCTTAAATTATCTATCTCTGAACTATCAGGATCCTTTGCTAAAGTTATAAATTGATCAACTGACTTTGGATATCCAAGTCCATATATCCAGTTATGAATTTCTAAATAATTTTCTAAATTTTCATCTACTATAAAAGATAAAGTAAGATCTTCAAATTGAATCTGATCACCAGGAACAGGAACAGTTTTAAGATAATTACCCACCATAATTTCACCCAACTGAATACCAGGTATTCTTGCTGAGTTGGAAAAGAAATCAACCTTTGGTGCTCTTGCTAAATTAAACTGAAAACCAGATGGTGATAGGAAATTCCTATTCTTAATCTGTTTATCATAGAATGTGTTAGCCATATACCTATTTATCTTCCTCGTTTAACTTATCTACCCAATCTTCATCGGGTGTAAAGACTATCGGACCTTCCGCAATGCGTTCTGCCAATTCGTCTAGTAATTCGTCATCACCCATAATGAGAAACATTAAGTATTATTATATAGCAAAAAAAGAGACCCCCGAAGGAGTCTCTATCTAGTGTATGTAAACTCGATTTACATGAGGTTCTGAACAACAGTACGCTGGTAATAGCGGTTGCTGTTAGAAGTAATGCGTCCAAGTCCTTGAGAAGTACCTTCAGCGAATGGGTTTGAAACAAGACCGTATCTTGTCTTAAATCCAATTTTTGGCTGGAAGGTGTTCTCTCCAACTGCACGAACCATCTGTAGTGGAACATATGGGCAGTAGAACAGACCAGCATCATAAGGAGATGAACCCTTATAACCAACAACATAGTACTGGTTAGCAGCACTGTTTGCTGAGAATGGATCGATATAAACTCTGTACTTACCGTTGATAGTACCAGCAAATGTGTTACCAGTATCGTCAACCTGTAGGTTAGCGTTAAGAGCAGGTGTGTAATCAAGTACACCAGCCATTGTTAGAGCAGATGCTACATCAGCAGAAGTAAGGATGATGTTACCCTTTCCACGACGAGTTCTCTGTGCGATTCTGTTGGCATCTCTTTCGATGTTGAACAGAAGACCTTTGAACTTCTCAACTGACCATCTACCATTGGAGTCAACATCTAGGTTAAAGAAACCTGCGTTTGCAACATTGACCTGTGAACCAGCTTCAGCAGTCTTGTAGATAGTACGGATAACCTCACGGTTAATCTCAGCAAGTATCTCAGAAGAAAGAATGTTAGCAAGTTCTGCTTCTGCATTAAGACCATGAATTGCTTTAAGGTCTTGAGCGAGTTCTAAACTGTACTCTGCTTTTAGTGCTCTAGACTTAGCGGTTACAGTCACCTTCTCGATGGAGAATGCCATCTCGTTGAAGTGACCATTAGTGCCATCGCCTAATGCTTCAGAGTCACCAGTTGCCATACCTTGACCAATACTATACTGTGCTTGAGTAGCATCGTTAGCATTGTTTTCTAGGATAGCAGGGTTTGTTCCCCTCTGTGTTCCAGTAGAACCGAAACCAACTGTACCGTCATCATCGGTAGCAGCAGTGTAATCACCCTGAGTTGTCTGACCAACATTAGTTCCTGCCTTATTTGCAGAGAATGCTGAATCTGGCTCGTTGAAGAATGATTCTGTTCCAGACTGGTTAGTGTATCTGGATCTCATTGCGAAGATAAGACCAGTCGGTCCGTTCATTGGCTGAACACCTGCTAACTCGTATGCAACGAGGTTAGGCATTGAACGCCTGATTAGACTGATCAGTACGGGGTCGAAACCAGCAGT